TCCTTCTGCATGTAATGAAGTTGAACTTTTCGAATGCATTCGTCACCAATAGAGGACGCTCCCAAATAAGAGCGTTTTTCCTGAGTGTTGTACTGTTCGAGGATCTTCGAATCCACGATGTCGTTTAGTCGTTGCATTGCTCGTCCCTCTTCTGTAGAAATTTCACCAGTTCAATTACATCGAGCATCGAAAGCTCACCTATGCACTTGTGATACTCGTGCTTAACAATGAGAAAATTAAACAGAGCAACGGCCTGTTGTTCCAACGCGCAATTCTTAAACATTTTTCGTCTCCTTTTTCTGTGATTTAGATTTAGTTGTTTTGCTCGGCTTTTTCGTGACCTTCTTAACCTTGGTTTTTGGTTTAGCAAGAAAATAGTTCACAAAATAAGATTGCCCTTTACCTGTGACCTTGGCCGTTCGTCTCAGCGTTACTTTTCCGTCAGGTTCAGTAAAAACAGTTTCTTTGATTTTAAAAAGACCTAATTCCATGGCTTTCTGAGTTGGAGAGTTGTAATCCGAACCTTCCTGCCGAATTAGAAAACCATCTTTACGAAGTTTAGTGAAAAGGCGGTTCTGCCCGACGTTTACTCCGTTGCCTTTCAAGATTTTCGCAAGTTCTCGAATTAAAATGCCGTCCTTGGAAGCCTCCACAGCAGTAGCAAAAGTGACCTTTGCTTTGTCTTTTTTGATCTTGGCTTTGAGCATAGTCTTTTCGCGCCGTTCTTGCTGTAGGGTTCGAATTAATTTCACCCATGTATCAGGTGATTGCATCAGCTCTTCCAACTTTCCTGATGAAATGTAGGCACCATGTCTCCGAATAGCAGGAAGGACTTCATGGGTAACCCAATTCATGAAATTTTTGGCTTCGGGTTTATCAGAGCGCAAGATTACTTTGTATAGACCTGGCTCGTTGATTATGCAGGTTTTTTGCTGTCTTCCAAGATTATCGGTGACCGGAATCAGATTCCGCTCATCTTCTTCCAATCTTGATGCTACTTTGTGGGGAGCATTCAATCCTAAAACTCTACAAACATCCTTCAACACCCACCAAATTTCACCATCTTTCACAGTCGTTCTGACCTTATGGTTTTCGTAATTAAAAATTTGTAATTCACACATTAAAAAACTCCAAAATGAAAAACGTTTCAAAAATCAGGTAAAACTCCAGGGATTGCGTCTTGATTCCAGACACATTAATCGAATTTTCTCTGTGTTTTACCTAAAATTTTAGGGATCGTTATGGCGGAATAAATTTATTCATCATTTCATCACCCGTTGATTATCTTGTAAAAAGCTTTCTTTCGAACATGCATTGGATCGATGTTGGCATAATTACAGACTCTGAAATAATCAGGATCGTTGTAGAAAATCCACACGAAAGCGTGTCTTTGATTCTCGTAAGATCTTCCGAATAAATCCTCCATCGCGCGCAAAATGACAGCACTCCAAAGCCCTCTTTCCTGATAAATCATCACAAACTCCACGGAATATCCTGACCTGTCATGAATTCAGAATACGAAATATGTTCGGGCGTAATGATTGCCATCACTCGATTTTTGTCGGGATAAACGCCGTTTTTATCGTGTTCGATGCCAATCTTAATCACTACATCCAGGTTGTTTAGATCCGCAAAAGACTCGATCGTTCTGGCTTTTTGAGCAATTTCGCTCATGTCTTTCGGATTAATTCCTTTAGCTGATTCGAGGATTGCACGAATACGCGCTCGTCCCATGATTATCCAGCTGTCGTTGCCGGAAAGTCCAATCTTATCGAAGATTTTTCGCTTAGCGTACTTACCTTCAAGAATGATAAATTCGCAATCTAAATAAGATGTATCACCGTTTTTCGAGTGAGTAATGCAGTTGTCGACAGGATCGTTGCCTCCCTTAATTACAAACCTGGCTTTCGCAAGGGTGTTGGCAGGAATTAGTTCGTAATTCGACTGCGCCCCTGCATCGTTAAAATCAATCATTATTTACCTCCTTTAATTTTCTTCAACAATTTTCCTAAATCAGCGTCTTCGATTTCATCCAAACGCCCTGAACGATCTTTTGCTGGGAAGCCTCCGTGGTTCAAAGTCTGGCACACAAATTTACGCTCCAGCTGACCATGTTCATTTTTGTACGGAATCATAGAAATAACTTCATCGAGTACTCCCGGAATTTCAACAGATATTTTCGTGCCTTCGATTTGCGGGATCCAAAAAGTATTGTTGAAATCATCCGTCTTTGAATCCAAGAGACCAACGAAGATTATGTCTTTGTCCGGAATGTGCTGAAACTGATTCAACCAAGCTGACATTTCAGTGGCGAGCAATCCATAGGAAGCTCTCAAGTCGGGTTTTCCTGTGCGCTCAGAGCAAGCTTCGGGCTGAATTTTGCACCACATCAAGCATATCTTCGAAGCGATTGTGATCGAATCAATGAAGATGCACCTGTATTTCGAAAAGTTGCAATCCTTGAACTTGGTTTTAGCCATGTCGAAGTGTTTCTGACCATAACAAGATTTGGATGCTGGATTAATGCCACCAATTAAGCAAGCTATGTCACGTGCATCTTCCCAAGTACGAACGGAGATCGAATCTCCATCCCAGCAACCTTGTACTGCCAGCAATCCGGCTTCAAAATCAAGACAGAGCGTTGGTTCGTCAAGAGTTTTTAGAAGACTCGTTTTTCCTATACCATACTTCCCGAAAATAGCGAGCTTTACGCCCGTATGCTGTTTCAGTCTTTCATCTGCAGAAATTATTTTCATGATTAAACCTCTTCTGGTAATTTAATTTGAAACTTGGTTTTTCCCGGAGTGACCGTACGAGCTGGTTTAAACAACTGCTGGTATTCGTAAGAGAAATTAGAGTAAATTCTCTCATCGATGGAATGAGTTGTTTTGATATAGTCTCGGCGATGCGACTCAGGAATGGTTTTGATGATTTCCTCAATTTTTTGAGAATCCCAAGTAACTTTCTTCGGCACTTCAGCAATAATTTGGAATCCATTTTCGACGAATTTCGTAGTGCCGGTGTCCTTATGTTCAAGCCGAAGATTTTCCTTAACGGTCTCAGAAAACCGCAAATTTAGGGCATCATCGAGCTTTGCTTTGAGTTCTTTAGCATGGCTTAAAAGCTTGGCCACTTGATCAGAAAGATCAGCAAGATCGAATACTTCCAGAGAACTCAGCTCCTTGGTATTCATGGTTTCGATAGTTGATAGATTTTTCATTTTAAAAGACCTCCTTATTAATAAATCCAAATCTAAATTGTTTTCGGAATCGCGAAATTGAGTAACAAAACATGCCAGCAATTTGATATCTCGATTAACAGAAGAACGCGACAAATTCATTATTCTGAAAATTTCGGAAACGCGATGAGACTTCATCAAAGAATAGATTAGCCTATATCTATGAGGTAAGTGTTTCAAAAATGTAATAAAATGAAGAGATTCAAAAAAGTCATGCTCACAACAAATTGAATCATCATAAGGGATACAAAAAGAATGAACAGATCTTTTTAAACGAAAAGAATCGCGAATCATTTTTTTGGAATAATTTAATAATATTCCTCGAATAAAAGAGAAAAGATTTCCCTTATTTTTATCGAAATTTTTGAAAGCAAGAACAACACGAATCATAAATTCCTGTTCGATATCTTCAATGTCTAGAGGTAACAAGACCTTTAAACGTCTGGATAAAAAACGAACAAAATCTACAATTTTTTTATCAAAGCCAGAGTAGTTATTCATAATCGAAACTCCAAAAACAAAAAAATTATGGCACGAGTCTCGAAAAAAATTGTGGATACGAACGAGAAAAGTGTAGACATGAAGCGAAAAAAAATCCTTAAAAATCAATGGGCTTTTTTGAAAGTGTGGGTATGAAGCCAAAAAGTGTGGATATCAGGGGTAAATCTGGAAGGAAAAATAGAGTTATTAAGACGATATCCATCCCAAGATTCGGAATCGATAATGTCGATAGAAAAAGGTGTTTTTTTTTACGTTTGATCTGATGTTTTTTGCGATGGAATAAATGGTTCGAATATCGCCATCGAAGTCAGGAATGATCCGTTCAAACTTTTTAATAATGAAAGATGATTTGAGAAAGGAAGGACCATGATTTATTTCATAAAAGAAGTGATCGATAAGAATACGAATAAATAAGATTTGAAGGGATGCCTTTTTATCGATGATCTTGTATTCATTTAAATAAATAGAGGAATCGTTGAAATATAAATAGCAAGTATGAGGCTCAAAAAGCAAAGAACAAGTGTGTTTGAAGAGAGAAAGCAAGAAAGATTTTATGAAGATAACAGGATATTTAACAAAGTGATTTTTTTTTAATCATGATAGGAATTCCTAAAAAACATAAACCAAATTCACAAAAACAAAAAATAAAAACAAATTTTAATAAAATATTAACTATTTTAGTATCAATCCCCCTAAAAAACACAAAAAAATAAAAAAAGTGCGGTCATTTTTCGAAAAAAAAGGAAATAAGTATATAGGGGAACAATGAACATACTAGCACTCGATCTGGGTACGCACACAGGCTATGCAATTTTATCTGATGAAAAGATCATAAGCGGCACGAAGAAGCTGAAGAATAAGACGTTCGGTCAGAGATTCTCAAAATTCATCAAATGGCTGTATCAGATTTTAGATTGCTATGAGATCGAGAAAGTATATTTCGAAAGAGTTCGCCGACACTTGGGAACTGAGGCCGGACACGTATACGGCGCGTTCATGTATTTGCTCGCAGTAGTATGTGAAGATCTGAAAATACCATATGAAGGTTGTGAAGTGGGAGAAATCAAGAAGTACATCACGGGACACGGGAGAGCTACGAAGAGTGACGTAGTCAAAGCGGTGTCAAACCTTGGTTTCAGTCCAGCAGATGATAACGAAGCAGATGTTATCAGTATTTTGCTTCTGGCAATCGCCAAGGAGGAGGGGCAACCACTGAATAGGCATTATGGGCGAAAAATTTCGTGTCAAACAAAGTTGGGTCCTTCCTCAAATTTGAGGGTGCGGAGCGCATGCCCCCGCGATTTAGCCAGCGACAGAGGTTTTTTAGGGGTTGACCTGGCTCATTACCACGCAAAAATCCTTGAAGATTCAATAAACGAAGGTCTTCGATCATGAGCAATACCTCTGAAAATCTCTCAAACATCAATAGTAATCTAAAGTTCAAAACATTCAAGACAATCGATCTCATTGAGTATGCCGAAAACCCTCGAAAAAACGACGCTGTGGTAGACAAAATGGTTGGCTGTATCAAGGAGTTTGGCTTTAGAATTCCAATTGTCGCAAAAAGTGATGGAACAGTTGTCGACGGTCATCTCAGACTCAAAGCTGCAAGGAAATTAGGTCTCGAAGAAGTTCCTGTCGTGATAGCCGATGACTTATCGGAGGCGCAAATTAAAGCATTTCGTTTAGTCGCAAATCAATCAGCAAATTGGGCAGAATGGGATGAAGAGTTACTCAAATTGGAACTCGAAGAACTCAAGGAAATGAACTTCGATCTGGGGTTAACAGGATTCGATTTGGATGAAATCAGCGAAATTTTAAAGAGCGATATTGATGAAAGTACGTCTGAATCAAATGATGAAGAGCCGCAGAAAGAAATCAAGATTGTGAGCAAGTTGGGCGACCTTTGGATACTCGGAAATCACAGACTTCTTTGCGGCAATTCAACAAGCGAAAGTGATGTGCGAAAGCTAATGAACGATCAATTAGCCGATACGGTGTTCACAGATCCGCCATACAATGTGAAGGTTTCAAACATTTCGGGGATTAACAAAGAACACAAACACGCAGAATTTCTCATGGCTTCGGGAGAGATGACGAAGGAAGAGTTTATCGAATTTCTCTCAAAGATTTTTCATAATTTGGCTTTGTTTTCTAATGACGGTTCACTTCATTACGTTTGCATGGATTGGAAGCACGTCTACGAAATTATTACAGCGGGAAAGAAGAATTACGACACCTTAAAACAGCTCTGCATTTGGAACAAGGGAACTGGAGGTATGGGAAACTTCTACCGCAGTCAGCATGAATTGATTTTTGTATTTAAAAACGGAAAAGAAGAAAAACCGTTTCACGGAAATAGAAGCAACGTTTGGAATTATTCCGGCATGAATAGTTTTGCTACGGAAAACAGAGATGAATTGTTGGCGTCGCACCCTACGGTTAAATCATTACCCTTGGTGAAGGATGCAATATTGGATGCTTCGAATGAAGGCGATTTAGTTTTAGATTTGTTCGGAGGTTCGGGTACTACATTAATCGCCGCTGAAGAAACGAATCGCAAATGCCGCATGATGGAGCTTGAGCCAAAGTATTGTGATGTAATCATTCGCCGCTGGCAGCAACATGATGTTGCATCCGATAATTCGCTCCGCGAGGGAAGAAAAGTCATTCATGCTGCAACCGGTAAGACTTTTGAAGAAATCAGTGCCGAAAGGTTAGCTGCATGACTGAAAACGTTTTAAAGTATCAAACATTTGAAACAAGTAAGCTAATTGAGTATATTCGCAATCCTCGAAACAACGATGCAGTAGTCGACAAAATGGTCGATTGCATCAATGAATATGGATTCAGAATTCCGATTGTCGCAAAAAGCGATGGCAGCGTTGTTGATGGTCATCTGAGATTAAAGGCAGCGAGGAAACTCGGATTAAAAGAAGTTCCTGTTGTCCTGGCAGACGATCTTACTGAAGCTCAAATCAAAGCATTTCGTTTGGTAGCGAATCAATCGGCAAATTGGGCTGAATGGGATAAAGACCTTTTACGGCTGGAATTGCTGGATCTGAAAGGAATGGATTTCGATCTCAACTTAACGGGATTTGATCTAAGTGAAGTAGATCGATTGATTCAAGAAAACAAAACCATTCAAGAGGATGAATTCGAGGAAAATATCGAAGAAAAAGAGGTAATTACAAAGCCCGGAGATATTTGGATTTTGGGAAATCATCGCTTAATGTGCGGTGACGCAAAAGACGAAGCATCAATGAATCGTCTCATGTCCGCTCAAGTCGCTGATATGGTCTTTACTCATCTCAAGGAAGAGTCGCCGACAGAACAACTGCCTCAAATATTTAAAAACCTCAAAAACAAAATAAAGGACGGTTCCCTGTTTTTTATTGGAACAGATTGGCAGCGCATGTACGAAATTATGTCTGCGGGCAGATCGATCTTCGACGAATACAAACAGCTTTGCGTTTGGAATAAAGGAATCGAACAGCAAGCGGAACTTTACAAAAACCAATTGGAGTTGTTTTTCGTTTTCAAAAAAGGCGAAGCAAAACATACCAACAATTTTGGCTTGGGAGAGACGGGACGATATCGGACGAATGTTTGGAGTTATCGAGCAGAGGAAGTTCCGGTTGTGTTGGCGGCCGATGCCATTTTAGATTGTTCACGTTTAAATGAAATAATCCTCGATCCTTTCGGAGGAAAAGGCACAACGTTGATTGCGTCTGAGGAAACAGGTCGCAGATGCTGTATGATGGAAATTGATCCAAAATATTGCGACTTAATCATCAGACGCTACCTAAAATATACAGGGCAAGAAGCGATTTTGGAATCAACCAATAAAACATTCAACGAAATGGCGGGTGAATAATGGCACTAATTTCGCAATCAGAATGGGCAAGACGTCAGGGATTTTCGAAGCAATACGCAGCCAAGCTGATTAAGCAGGGAAAGATCACTTTGCTTGATGGAATGATTGACGAATACACCGCAAATGCCGAGTTAGAAAATTACCGAAACATTCACCTGCCGAAACAAAGAAAGAGTCAGGGAACGTACTTTGTTCAAGACGATATGCACAAGCTTCTGATGAAAACGAAGCTTAAAAATGAGATCGAAAAAGGGAAACTGTTGGAAGCGAGAGTAAAGGCGGAAACAGGCGAATTAGTTCCGATCGATGAAGTAAAGAAAGCGTTTTTTTCAAAAGCAAGGATTGTAAGAGATGGAATTTTCTCGATAGCCGATAGACTTTCGTCATTGTTGGCGAGCGTAGATGACCCATCGGAAATCCATGAAATATTGATGAAAGAGTTTCGTACGGTTTTGGAGGAATTGTCGAGAGATGACCTGCGATGATTTTCTGAAATCATTTGAGAGAGGAATCAAGCCGGATTCGGTGATCAGCGTGTCGGACTGGGCAGACGCTAACCGAGTGTTATCAAGAACGGCATCCTCAGAGCCGGGGAGGTTTAGAACTTCAAGGACTCCATATCTAAAAGAAGTCATGGACGCACTCTCACCTTCATCACCGTACGAGAAAGTAGTTTTTATGAAGGGCGCACAAATTGGCGGAACAGAGGCCGGAAACAATTGGATCGGATACATGATCGATCAAGCACCGGGACCGATGTTAGTGGTTCAACCGACTGTTGAAATGGGGAAACGTTGGTCGAAAGGTCGATTAGCTCCCTTAATTGAGGACACTCCGTGCTTGCGAGATAAAGTGAAAGATCCGCGAACCAGAGATTCCGGGAACACCGTCCAAAGTAAGGAATTTCCTGGCGGTCAGGTCGTAATTACAGGTGCGAATTCAGCTGTTGGACTTAGATCAATGCCTGTAAAGTACTTGTTTTTAGATGAAGTTGACGCATACCCGCCCGATGCAGATTCGGAGGGAGATCCTCTTACTCTGGCTATTCAAAGAACAGCGACCTTTACGAGACGCAAAATTTTTATAGTTTCAACTCCGACGATTCAAGGATTATCAAGGATTGAGAAAGAATTCAGTGAGACGGATCAAAGATATTATTTTGTGCCGTGTCCGTTCTGTGACGGCTATCAAACGCTGAAGTGGGAGAACATTCACTATGATCAAATTAATTCTAAAGTGTCTTATGTTTGTGAATTTTGTAAAGAACATATTGATGAAAGATACAAAACAGAAATGCTCCGAAAAGGACAATGGAGAGCCACTCGGCAACGAGTCGTTGCACCCGACAATTCGCTCCGCGAGGAAGAAAAACGTCCACAACAAAAAAACAAAACACAGTCAGCTCCCCGCCAGATAGGCTTCCATTTAAGTTCGTTGTATTCACCAGTTGGCTGGATGAGTTGGGAAACCTGCTATCACAATTACGAATCAGCGAAAAAAGACGATCAATTACTGAAAGCGTGGACGAATACGACCTTGGGACTGCCTTGGGAAGAAAAAGGCGATGTGCCGGATTGGGGCTTGCTGTTTGATCGAAGAGAAAGCTACAAAATCGGTCGAGTACCAAAAGGCGGATACGTTCTCACTGCCGGAGTGGACATTCAAAATGATCGAATCGAGTTAGAAATTGTAGCTTGGGGCAAAGATCACGAAAACTGGTCTGTTGATTATCGAGTGATTTACGGAAATCCTACGACT